CCTTCCGGGTCTTACAGCTTTTGAAACAAATGAGTCAGTTGTATAGTATTGATGTAGTTCTCTGGTTGCATTTACGCTAACTTCTTGAACATAAACATCAGGATATCCTTCGATAGTAAGTTTACCTAATTCGAAAATCTGTGGGTTTGGGTTGTCATCTTCTGCCATTCTTTACTACCTCCTCTACATTACTACTATTCTTGCACTTATTGTTCTTGCAGCATGCACTGGTGTTATAGAGATATCTACTATAACTTTACCTTGTCTTTGCAGAGTTCTAGGAGTAACTTGTACATTAATTTCATAAGCAGATAATCCATCTTCTGGAACATCTATTAAAGCTCCTTCACTCTTCATTTGGTCTAATGCTACAGCTAATGAAGCTTCTAGGTCTTTTCGGAAGGTGTTGGATATATTTTCTCCTAACATTGCATAACATTTATCGTATACAATGTATTTAGCGTGTCTCACGATTCTTGTTACAGCGATTTCATCTTCAGCAGCAGTATTACTGTTCTGTGCTGTAGTTATTCCTTCACGGATTCTTACTCCATCATCATCTGATCTGAAAGTAAGTACACCGTGTTCGTTGTACATTCTTAAATCGTCTCTTGTTGCTGTTCTTGTTGGTGAGCTACCTACCATTGGTAACACATCAGCGATATATTTCACATCCTCAACAGCTAATATTTTACTTCGGTTTCCTCCCCAAATTGCGTATTGGTAAGTTGTATATCCTATTTTACCAGCTACTACCTGTGTAGCTAACCTTGGTGGATATTCAGTGCCGTTTAAATCTACTACTCCTTGCCCAACGTAAACTATGTTTTCGTTGTTTAAATCTATAGCATCATCAATCATAGCTAACATTTGTGCATCATCAGGAGCTCCTACTATTCCCATTCTCCAACCGTGTTCTTCGGCTGCGTTCATTTTGTTAACGTGAGTAGCTACTTCTGCATGAACTACATCTTGTCCTCTCAGTACGAAGACACCTGCAATTCTGTATTGTTCTAAACTGATTAATGCATCTCTGTAAGCACTTCCTACATTAGCATCTGGGATTTGGTCGAATTCTGCTTGTTCTTCGGGTACTTTTACTACACCATCACTTCCAAGTGAATTACCTTCTCCTGTTCCTAAGATTACTCTTCCTGTTAATTCTAATTCGTCACTTCCTTCTACAACTTCTTCTATTTCAGGATTGAAATCAGAACCATCAGTCCATCTTACAGTATTTGGTGCTGCTATTAGTTGTGCTTGGAAATAAGCATCTACTATGTAAGACTGATCATTGATTCTTTCAACTAAACTTTGAATAGAAGGTTTTTGTGGGGGAGTAAGTTGGTTGTGTAATCCTATAAAGTATTCAGTTGGACAGTTAGTTTCTTCCAGAACAAGGTCATTTCCTCTTTTGGCGTTAGGCCCTGCGGATAAGAAAATTCTGTATGTACCTTCTTTTCTAGCTACTAATTTGATTACAGGTATTTTAGTAGTTGAAGTATCATATAAATAATGAACTGCTTTGGTTGCTGGATTTGGGTATGCTCCAGTCTCTTCATTATAAACTCCTTGGTAAATAGCTCTTGTTAAGTGCAGTGGTTGTCCACCTACTCCCCAATAAGCGTCCATAGAGATTCCAAATTCTTGGGCCATCTCTTGTGGTGTGCTAACCAGTACAGGAGTGTTAGGTGTTCCTTTATGAGTTTCTACGATTACGCCGAATACCTGGTCTTGTGAGGGTACTGCTAGAACGTATCCGTATATATGGGAAACTAATACCTTTGGTAAATCGTAAACCATTTAATTAACCTCCATACATTTCTTTTCTCTTTTTCTCAAATTCTTCTCGTGTGAGTAAATCATCATCTTGTAATTTAAATCTTCTTTTTAAGAACCTATATTTCACTGGGTCTTCCAGTAAGTTAATATAATCTATAAGAGGTCTTTTAATACTCTGAATAGTTTCTTTAAGAGCTTTGATCGGCTCTTTTGGTTCTTTTTTAACTTTTTTTGGCATTTGCATTCACCTTTCCAAATGTTCTACCTACATCCATTTCGGTAGTTGATAAATAATCGACTCTAAAAACAAAGAGCCATCTTACAATAAGTGGGTCAACTTCTTCGAAAGCTCGGGATTGAAGCGTGGTAATATTATAAATTCCTTTACTTCTGATTGTGTTTCCATCTGATAATGTGAGCCCACCATTGGTTATTTCCCAATATTCGATTTTGTTTATATCGTCATATGGATGAACATATAATCCTTCTTCCGTTAGATTCCATGATCCAACTGTATCTTCAACATCATCAGTTTTTGTCAATCGTACTCCATCTTCATAAACTTTATAAAGTTGTAGTAAATCGGGGTTGTAATCTTCATTGAGATACACATTATCAGCTATTTCTTCCCATCCTTCTATTTCAATAAAAGAAGCAGTTTCTACATAATTAAAACGGTGTATTCTATCTTTTAAAGCATCTCTGATACGATATAATTCAACTTCATCAGTTGCATACACATCAACTTGAAAAGTTGAACGAATTATTTTTGCGTCCACTCGTGTTCTTTTATATAAAAGATCAGCAGCTTCCATAGGAGGTACTCCTACAGTTCTAGTATACTTATAGCCGTGATATTTTTCTGGTGATGTAATAAAAGGGCTAATTCTTATTTCTGGATATTGAGCTTTTTCTTCACGTCGAATAAATACTGGGACTCGTATAATTTGATCAGGATCATCATAAACCCCACCTTCTGGAAAAGGAACAGTTAGTACAAAACGTTTATTTTCTTGAAATTCTGTCGGAAAATAATCGCCACATACTTCTCTAAAAACTCTTGCTACAACTTCTGCTTGTACCATTAAGTTATCCCCGCATATATTCCTGATACTGCTGTCATCGCAACAGCACTTAAAGCTAATAACCCACCAAGGCTAGAACCGGCTTGTCGACTTATAATTGGAGCTGTTATTGTTGTTCTTACGTTTGCTTCTCGTATTATATTTTGTAATATTCTAGGGCCAAGAGGGCCATCTCCAGTTCCACTATCCCCCGACATAACTGCTAAAATAGCAGGCATCATATAAGGATGTGGGCCAGCCGGACGTGGGCCACCATGCCCATATTCAACCCATGCTGCGTAATTTACAAATTTTGGTGGAGTTCCTGACCCCATTTTCCCACCAGCTCGCACAACTATTTGATTTCTACCTGTGATTTCAACACGGATAGTAGATTCTAGATTTCCTGTCCGTGTATTAACATTTTGCCGTGCAAGTCTTACAATTTCACTTCCAGCTTTATTAACTTCCTTCATTGGAACTGTATCGGCTGCTCTTGGAATATTTCCCAAAAAGCTCATAGCCCGATAATAACTTGGGCCTGGAATCATTTTATATTGTAAAAGTGGTGGTTCTGGCATTATATCTCTGTGTTTGTTTTAATCCATTCAAGGGTCATTTCATAATGATTTGGCTCATTATCTTTTCTTAAATTCCGATCAATGGTTTGAATTCTAAAATATCGAATAAATGTTTCTTCTTCTTCACCTTCTAGAGGTGGGAAAATATGTTTTATTCTATACTCAGCTAAGTCATGATCTGGGATATGGAAAGTTACTTCGAAAAATCCGTAGTAATCAGCTCGTTCTTCTTGACCTATATCTCGTTGAGGATCAAAAGAATTCTTTTGGATGACTCCAATTAATTCTTGTTTGTCTACATATGTTCTTTTTACACTTCCGAAAGAGTCTTCCCTGATGATTCCATCTGGAATTTCTTTATGTTGTAAAATATATTTTTCTCCTTCGTAGGTTAATTCCTCAATAAGGTTCAGAATACTCATTACTAAGCCCCGGTCTAGTCGCTGTTCCCGCATGGCTTACTCCTAATGCATCATCTACATATAATAAGAGTTCTGTATAGAAATCACACCAATGTGGGATATCAGTTTTATTTCTTCGTAAGAATCCTTTACTTACATTCCCCACTTTCCAAACATTGTATTTTTGTCCGAATTCGGGGTCTTTCTTAACTAAAAAACATCCTATATTCGCAGATATTGCTTGCTGAATAAGGGATATTTGTTGTTCTGTGTATTGAACTAGATTATCTTCTGTAATACCTAATTGACTGAATGTCAAGTAAGTATATGGTAAAAGGACATCAGCAATGACTTCATCAAATTTGATTACGTTATTTAACCCTAAAGCTTTACGTACATAATCTAAATCAACAAAGTCATCTGGTGCCATTATTCATCCACCACATCGAAAGGTAGGTGATTAAATACTGCGTTTTTGGTTTCTCTATTCCATGTTTGGAAATCTTTTTTAGGTTCAGCTCTAACTGACTTTCTTCGCAGTTTTTTTCTTCGTAATCTTTCTCTAGCATCTTTTTCTACTGGAGATAAGATAGCTCCTTTTTCTTTAAGATATTTATAAGTTGCTTCATCTAATTCTAAAGTTTCCCCGTTCTTTATTTCGAAAGGTTGGCCTAATTTAGTATGAGTAATAATATCTCCTTTCACATTTTTTGTATATTCCAATCCAAAATCCCTGAAGGAAATAGGCAGTCCGCTCTCAGTTTCAAACCTTATTTTATAAGTTTTTGGTTCTTCTACTTCTTTTTGAGTCTCTGTTTTTGAAGAGGCTTTTCTTGCCATAATTAATCTCTCCTTTTATAAAAATAATTAAAAAAATATAAATTTTAACAATTTAATATTTTATATATGCAGTCAGGTTTCACAACGGCTGGTTTTGCCCATGCTGTTACAACGAATCCATCAAGCTGTCTTCGTTCATTTCTGTAACGTCCGATCTTCATTCCTTGTCTTTGTACGAACCATAATGGGTTTTCGTCTGTATCTATCATTACAGCAGTACCTGATGGCATTTCGTGTAGAATTACGATATCCATATCAGCTACTCTTCCAACCACTCCTCTTCGTAGAGTTTGGTCGCTTCCGGATTTGGAAACATCTGTGAATCTTTCATCTATTCTTAAATCAGCATATTGATCTGCGTTCACTAGAACAAGATCAGGGTCACGTAGAGCGTTGATCATTGCGGTTTGTGCTAATACTAAATCTTCGTATTTTAGTACTCCAGCAGTTCCAGAGTTTCCTGAAAGTCCTGCTCCTGCTAATAATACTGCTAATATATCAGCATTTTCTTTTCGAAGCATTCTTTTTGCTGATTCTACAATTTGTTCCTGACCTAAAATTCCAAGCCAATCAGTTTCTTTGGCTTCATCGGTCATTTCAGCTCCGGTACCGTATTTGATTACGGATAAGTCGAAACTGTCAGTTACTTGTCTTACGACAGGTACTTCTACCCCTTCAGCAAGTTCCACAGCAAGACCTGTTGCATAGTTTCTTGGTATTCTTACTTGGAAAGTGTTAGGTTGTAGTGGGTATAAGAAACAGTAATTTCTCATTACAGTTTTGGACTCGATATATCTCATGATGGTTCGTTCTAGGTAGATTTCCCATCTGATATCAGCAGTTGTAAATCCGCCGTCTGCGAATGTTCTTAAATCTTCCATGTTAACACCTCTATTTTCTTGCGAAGATCAGAGCTTGGAATACGTCTCCGTTCGCAGCGTCCTCCTGTGCTCTTCCTATAATTTTCATAATATCTGATGCTGTTGCTGTGTGGTCTACTGCTGGTAAAGCTTTTACTAAACCATTATTTGCGATAGCTAAAGCATCTCCAAATTCTATAGCTCCTTCGGCTTTTAATTCAACAATACCGTCGTTTACTACTCCGATATTATCTCCTTCTTCCATGCCGATAACACCTATAGCGTTGGATTCACTTCTTGCTCCAGTTACGGATATGATAACACCTGCGAATTTTGTATCACCATCTTGACCGATTACTACTTCTCCTTCTTCGGCTCCATATACCACAACTTTACCTTCAACGTTAGATGCGGTTTCTCCAGCAACATATTTAATTGCTATACCTGGTTGTACTTCTGTTGGCATTAATAATCACCTTATTTTGTTAATTTCATTTTTTTATCTTCTAAATGTGAATAGAATCCCATGTAGCTTTGTCCAGGAATTTCTTTGTCTGGAGCCTCTTGGAATACTCTATCATATCTGAAGATATCATGAACAAATCTTTGTTGTACAGCCTTATTTCCTAAATCAAGTTGTCCGTCTTTGTCTAAGAATTTTTCAATTCTTTGGACAGGTGGGATTTTTGGATCATTAGTTCTTGGCATTTTAAATTTGTTAATTAAGTCTTTTGCTACATCTAAACCAGTTTGGTCTACGCCCATTAATTCTTCAATACGAGAGTCTTTATCGGACTCTTTTGTTAATTTACGTGCGATTTCTGCTTCAACAAGTTTTTCAACATCCAGTTTTTTGTCTGAAAGTTCTTTTTCTGTTAGTTTACTTGTAGCGTCTTTGTGATCTTTTTCGAGTTTTTCGTTTTTGGAAGCTAAATCTTTTTTGTCTTTTTCAAGAGCAAGTTTTTCTTCCTCAGCAGCTTTAAGCTTTTTAGCTAAGTCCTCGGCTTCTTTTGTTTTTGCGTCTGCTAACTGTTGAGCTTTTAAAGCTTCTTTCTGGCTAGCAGTTAATTTTTCAACAACGTCGCCTAAATCTACAGCATTTTTGTCTTCTTCTGCCATAAGTTTTCCTCCTTTTGTGAGATTCATTTTTTCTTTAATATTTTCTTCAGGTTTATGTGGTTTATCATTAAATTGTGCCATGAATTGTTGAATATTGGCTGTTGCGTCGGCATCTGCCCCACGTGTTACTAAAGAAAGTTCAAATACTTCTACATTCCTTGCAATTATATGGGCTTCATCAAACCAATGTGGACAACCTCTAAAATCTTCTCCACATTCACTACATTCAGGGTAAAAATCAAAACCGATACTTACATCGTTTACTAAACCTTTAGCTACCTTTCCTGCTATTTTTGCTTCATCTTGATCGATAAATGCTTTATAATATACTCCATCTTTTTGAGCTAGAGAGTCAAATCCAAGTTTTGCAAATGTAACTCGTCCAATAACATCTTCTACCTCATCTCCATGATTCTTTCGAAATTGAGCGTTTTCAACAGTTTTTTCTGCATTACCCAATTCTGTTTTGGGTACTTCAACAATTTCTTTAAATAGACCATTGTGAATACAGAACCCTTCTATGGGTATTCCACTGTTGTCTGGGAGTGGTTCTCCAGCATTTAATTTTGTGTGAATAGAAAAAGTAGTCATGTCTTTTTTTCGAACCATTATATCCCTCCTTGTGGGTGAATTCGGGGTTTTCGAAAATTACTTTTAAAACTAATATTAATAAGAATAGTTTAGAAAGCGTTATTT